TTAAACGGGTCGCCGGTTAATGGAATGAACATAACTTTTTTCATCTTTGGGTATTTCAAAATTGCACAATATATTTAGTTTCCCATCTTGCGATATGTCTATTCGCTTAATTATCGAATCCAGCAATATTTTCCGTTGAACTTGACTAGCTTCCTTAAACACAATAGAAAAATTCTTTAATGCATCTAAAACAATATTTTGTTCAATCTCTTTATCATTGTTCTCTTTTATTGATTGTTGTAGAGACTCCAGCTTTTCTTCAATTTCTTTTTTCTTTAAAAGTGTTTCAGTGTAACTCTTTTCGTAATCAGTTATTATTTCTACATAAAGCGGACTCTCTGGGCTTACCCTTTTCATCAAGTTCATTATTGAAACAAGCTCACTTTGAAGCTCTTTTAACTCAGCTTGAGCGGAGACGATATCCGTTTCAATTGTGCTTTTTCCCTGGTCTATCCCTTTTAGTATTTCTTCTTTTAAATTGTCCTTATTAAAGCCGTCAAACATTTCAAGTAATTTACTGACAACAAAATCCTCAAGGATATTCTGTTTAAAATTCTTACTTGGACATATTTCATTTCTGCTTGTTTTGTCTTTATTCTGTTTAGAAGCACAGACATAATAGCAATACTTCTCATTGTTCCGTTCTTTTTTTAAAACAGTTCTTGATTGTATAGGGCTTCCGCATTCGGAGCAATATACTAATCCAGTTAGTAAAAAAGTTGTACTAAATTTACGGGGAGCTGATATGGATTTCTTAGATTTCATTTCGTAAATCTTTTCTTGTTTGTCCAGTGTTCTTATCGCCTCATGGAATCCTTTTTCCCGAACAAATTTGTCTTGGTCATACTGTAAGTGTTTATTGCCTTCTTTTGAATATTCTATGATACCAGCATAGAAAGGGTTGAAAAGAACACCTTCAACTGCACTCTCAGTCCAGTACGTTTTTCTCCCCTTATATACAACTCTTTTTATATCCGCTCCTTTCTTTCTTTTACCCAAATGCTTCACTTCGTGCCCGTTCATATACCTTGTAATTGACCCTACTCCAATACCATTTAAATAAAGATCCTCAATTTCAATTAATGAAGGGATAACTTCTTTTATGACTACAATTTCCTTGTTTTTATTTAAATCATATCCATATGGTAATGTTCCGCCTGTCCATCTTCCTTTTGCTGCTATACTAGCCCTTGTCTCTTTTACCCGCATTGAGGTATTGTTTGACTCCATGTTTGCCAAGAAACCTAAAACTGGTTCCATTATCCCCCTTACCATTGGGTTTGAGGAAATCGGCTGTTCTTCCGCTGATGTAAATTCAATGTCACAATTATTTTTAAAGATTGTATCAAGGATTGTAAGCCAATCTTTTTGTATTCTGGATAGCCTGTCCCTTTTATACGCAATTACTTTATTAATCTTTCCATCTTCTATATCTTTAAGAAGTTCCTGAAGCACTGGCCTTTGTTTAATGGAATTCTTTGATGCGGATACCGCTTCTTCAATATACTCTTTATAAAGAATGCCATCACGTTCCTTGATAAACTTGTAGGCTCTTTCTCTCTGCATCGGTATTGAATCCTTAGTTACCTGTTTAACATCAGAAACCCTAATTAAAACACCGTAAGTGTCTTTCTTTGTCTTTTCCTCTATTGTGTCAATTTTATCGACACGACTTTTATGATGTTTAAAAACGTCTTTAATGTCAGTCAATTTAACCCCACCCCAAAATTCAACTATACGTATTATATAATATTAAAAAGGGCAGCCATTAAAGCTCACCCTTCATTATTTTGTTTTTTATCTATGTAATCAATAACCATTCTGCTGACTTGTTTAACGAACTGTTCATATTTCTCGTTCTCATTATCACTATAGATAATCTCCCCCATTTTCGGTCTATTTCGGACTCCTCCCATTTGTTCACCTCACTTAGTCTAAAGATGTAGTTTATAATTCATGCCGAACGAGCGGCTGTCTTATTCAGTCTTATTTCTGATCTTCACAATTTCTTTGATAACAAGCACAAGATCGTTCCCAATATTATTTATCCGCCCTATATCCGATGCGTTATTCAATTCCATCAATAAATGAGCTTTCTTTTCCTGGAGCCATCTTAAAGCACCTTCCAGATTCTCTCCGTTTTGTTTTGCGTGCGATTGTCCCGCAGAAAAATCGTCCAGCATCGCTTCAAAGAAATCTCGATATCTCTCATCTAATTTGTCCGATAAAATCATTGTTTTAACATAGCTTTTAAATTCATCGGTGACACCTTTGGCTTTCATGAAGTCTCTAACAATTTCATACGAGGTGAAAAGTTGGTCTTCAATTGTATTGAACCTTGTTTTCCAAAACTTTTCACTCTTCTTCAAATCGTGGTTCTCAATCATAACTTCTTTAAACTCTTTCTCAATCAGTGTTGTGTTCATTATGTAAGCTCCTTTTTAAATAAAATTGTGATCTCACTGCCGATTTCATTCTCAAATATACTTATGAATTTTCTTATCCCTTCACCCTCATATCCCTTTCTGATCGGGATATAAAATACATGTTTATCAATTCCGCTCCTCTCCAAAAATGGCGAATCATCAAGGATTTTGCTCCATAGCTCTTTCTTGACAGCCTGGACTCTTTCCACGTCATCTACAGTTGTTTCTTCTGCATATTCCATGATGAAACAGTCATCAATTATGTAATCCACTGTGTAGCCAGCAACTTTTTTCATGTGCTCGTAGTATTGGCCATCAAGCATACCGCTTATTACAATATCTAACACAGTTCTGTTTTCACCTTTAACCAATTGTTTTAGGTCTTCAATTTCCCGTTTCAATACAACTTCTTTTTGTTCGAGCGGGATTCTTGGCTCTAATTCATATTCTTCATCTATTTGTTTTTGCAAATCCTTGAGAGCTGCTTGTTTATTCTCAAGTGTTTTTTTATGAAAATTTATTAGAGTGCCCATTTATCATGCTTTCTTTCTGGATGATTAGAGATCAACCGTTTTACTTCTGTGATTTGTTCCTTTAATTCCTCACGTCTCAGAACTAGAATGTCATGGTCTACTAGTTTTTCTTCAACAGTCTTTAAATTACTTTCTGCCTCTTTAAGCTCATCATGTAGATCAAAAATATCTTCCATTGTTTAAACCCTCCATAATTTTATTTTCATCCTTATTTTTGATTAGCATATTTTTCAACAGATTCCTTGATACATTCTCTCAGTTCTTCAGGGCTGTGGATGTTGTCTTTGATTTCATCTTTAGCCTCTGAAAGCATTTTTGAAATATCTTCAACGAACTTTTCTCTATTTGTGCGATTAAAAGCGAAACTTTCGAAGCCTTCAATTGCTTCTTGTCCTCTTTCAATTAGAAAACTTTTCAAAAGACTTAGAAGTCCATAGTATCTTCCGTAAGCATCAGAAACAGTATTATTGTTTTCGTATTGCTCAGATGCAAACACTAGATCGTGTTGTCCAATGATATTGTTGTATGCGTCTTTGTAAATGGATTCAATCTTAACTGGAATATAGTCTTCTGTGTCATCTTCGAAGAAAAAAGCACCTTCCTTGCAAATTAGAAGAAATCCTTCCGAACCAATAGATTCAATATCACCCAATGTTGATTTTCTTCTTGTATTCTCATTTATAAGTTCCTTAATTGAAATTAAGTCTTGTGTTAATACAGGTTGAGCAGAAGCATAAAATCCAACCCCGCTAGAACTTTTAGTAAACCATCGAATATTATCAAATGTCATTTTCATTCTCCTCTAATTTTATTTTAATCCTAAAAATATCGGTTATTTTATGCTACTATAAGTTTCAACACCAACATGTTCAGCATTCAGGCCATGAAATTTGTGCTCTTTGTTTAATAGATGCTAGGTATATTAATTTTCCGTCTTTTTTCTGTGCCTCTTGTAAAAGCATTTCGCCTATTTCGAAATCAGTAGCGCAACTATTGAAATTATCATAAGGTACTAGATTATCGCTTTGATCAAAACTGAAACCAAGCTGTTCAAGAGTGTAAGTATCTTCTTTATCAGTCAACTCATCATCTGTGTCCCTGAGCTCGTAATACTTAAGAATTTTATCGAAGTCAACGGATATTTCATCAATGATATAATCAATATCAGTTACTTTGACGATATCCTCGTTTTCTACATGGAAGTTGTCAATAATGAAATGAAACCTTTTTCCTTTTGCGAAAATTTCAAATGACAGAGTGATTAGTTCTTGCTTTAGACTTTTGCAATCCGAAAAATCAACTTTTTTTTCTCTTCTATTATCTAAATAAATGTTAACTTTAGATATAGCCGTTGAATTATTTAGAATAAACGCGTTATGTAAGGAGTACAAAATGTCTTTTTCAAGCGGTTTTCTAACTTTTTTCATATCTTTCTATCTCTCCTTATTTCTCGTTTTTAATTCATTGCTGTAAATCTCTTCTAAGTCTAATATCTTGTCCCTTTGTTCTTTTGTCATTGCTTCCCTATGTAGCTCAGTTACATTCGACCGCTTTGCCAGCTGCTTAAACTCATGATATTTAGGCGGATAATATCCTTTAAACCACTTTTCAACCTTAACCGGTGACACTTGTCCGAATCCAAATTTAACAAGGGCTGCTTTACGAAAAGATGGGTCTTTCATTATCTGTTCATAAATAGTTAATTGCTCCATTCAAACACTCCAATTCTTATAAGCTATTTTTAATGTGAATTGTTTCAGCCACGTAAGGCTGACCTGTTTCGTCTGTTTCAACTTTACATAACAACTTCTTCTGATAATGCCCATCCCTTTTTATCTCACTCAGTAATTCTTCACTAATTTTATTTTTATCTACAAAAGCTTTAGGGCAATATTCAGACCTCACAAATCCATAATCCTTGTTTTTGCCCAATTGCCATAGCTCCATTTCGTGAAAACCATCTTCAGTAAAGGAATTAAAGGCGCTCAACATTGCTTTAATGTCTTTTTTGAGATTTTCTTCATAATGTCTATATTTTATTTTCTTGCATACTCCGTGTTTTAAGTTGTACGGCATATCAATAATTACCCTTTTGTCACCAAGTTCTTTAATTATTTCAACGTATACCCCAGGATAGTTGTCATAGAATCGCAGGTGTGCTTTCAAGGAATCATTGTAAAAAGTATTGGGATTATTTGATAAGCTAAAAAACCTATTGTCATTCGCAATTTTGCTTTTATTAATAACTGATCACCCTTTACAGTTTATGCCCATTCGATTTCTCTTTTCTCCCTCTCCTTAACACATCCCTCATATACTACAAGGACTCCATTTTTCAACAAGAATTTCATCACACTAGGTGCTTTTGTTTCATTGTAAATTTCAATTAAATCGTCAATTTGGTCTTTGCTTAACTTTCTCATGCTATTATTCTCCTATGTTAAATTTATTAGAGTTGATGGATTCTAACACACCTAAAGAGCGGCTTTTAATCACTCTTAACCTGTCTTATAACCCATATTGAAACACACTGCCCTCATTCCAATTCTTAATAAAATCGTTATTTTATTTTTATCCTAAAAAACTGTAATAAAGGGGAGAGCTATGAAATAGCCCTCCTGTACTTGGTTGGATACACTATGTAGCCTTATCCCCCACGTCCAATTGTTGCAACTTTAAATTGTGGCTCTTTAGCGTCTGCAGCAGCATTCATAGTCTTATTAGCTACAAAACCAATTACGGAAACGCTCAAAACAGCAACAGCCAAACCAATTTTCAACTTGTTTTTCATGTTCTCACCTCCTTTAAGTTGCCTTTCCCTCACAAAGTGATTAATTCTAAAAGGGCTTTATTCTCACCCAATTTCTCCAGTTCGTCCAAAGGGAGTTTTACACAATACTTATCATCTGATAATTTAAAGTGTTTAACAGACTTGAAGAAATAATCTTTGCTTTTAGTCGCCAACCCTTTATAAAAGAAGTGAAAGCCAAGTAAGTTGTTATTTTGCTTTTCATTTTCAATTCTATCGAGAATTTGAAGTGCTTCAGCAATCTTCCCTTCATTTATAAATGAATAAGCCACGCCCTGCTGCTCCCCAACTTCTAATGAGTTATAATCAAGGTATTCATTTTTTTCACCATAGTAATTTTCCAGGAAGGATAAAGATCTTCTAAGCTCTTTATAATGGGATTTTCCCTTTTCAGAATGCTCTAAGCCTTTTAAGAAGCTCTTTTTAGCCTCTCTATAATCTGAAAACAACAAAGTATTACCATGTATTAGATAACCATAAGCAAGAAAGCGGCTATCAGTGGCATTTTCAATGGTTAATCCTGCGTAGAATTGCGCTTTTTTCAGATCGCCTAAGCCTAAATAAGCATTAGCTGACATAATCAGCAGTCTGCAACGGTATGACGCCTTAAAGAAGTTTTCATTTTCAATAGTGTCTAAATCAATCTTGTTGGCAATTCCATTCATAACCTTATATTCTGATAGGTTCAGATACTCAGGAAGGAGCATTAGTTCAGAAAAGACTTTTAGTTCAGGTACGCTGATATCCATACGTCCAATCATTTTGGATGCTTCATTAACTGTTAATTCGCCTTTGGCCAGTTTTCTATGTATGCTGTAAACTTCACTATACTGTTTTGCCTCAGTATTCTTCGAAAAACGTAGCTTTTCAATTAAAAGTTCCATTTCGTCAAAGTTTTCATTCAAATCTGCTAGTTCCAAAAATCTGATATCTTCGTTCAAACTTTCTTTTTCTAAACCTCTGTCCAATAAGTTCATTAATTGCTCCCCCTGTCAGATACCCGATACTTATTTTTTGTTTTTGTCTCTGTTAACAATATACCTCAGACTCTCGCTTAGAGTCAATAACTTATTTTATTTTTATTCTAAAAATCCTTATTTTTCACTTTTATCGTCATCTAAACGGTGTTATAATTCAATTAGGCAGGAACACTGTAACTATTTTTAGAATAAATTTAAAATAGTTTAGGTTGAGTTTCTTCTATTTAAAGCAAATATCTCATATCCCCTGCCCCGCTCTTTGACAACTTCATATTCATTAAGAGTAAAAATAAAATGTAGAAAGAGGTGACAATATGAAGCAATCGAAGTATTTCTATTGCTACTCGGTAAACTTACACCGAAAGTTGAAAGCAGCAGGAGCATCATCAATCTGTGAAGCTTTAAGCACTCGAAATAAGCGGTTCTGGCTTTATGAGAAAGACGAAACCGTTCAAAGGGTACTAAATGAAATGTGATTACTAGAAGCTCCCACAAGGAAGTCTAAGCACCAGAATAATAAGCACAAAAGGAGAATGTTTATTGAAATCAAAGCGAAAACATATTAAGGGGAAAGAAGAAATCCAAAAAATTGTAGAGTCAAGCGGCATCAAGTACCTCTTGGTCAACAATAAGATATTTGATGAACTATATGTTAATGAAGAGCTCAAAATGTCAGAGTTAGACTTAATCACATATATTCATCTTCAAATCATGATGCTAAACAAGATTACTTTAAGCGCAAAAGAATTGGCTTCTTGGATTGGCTGTAGCGAAAAACAAATAAGAGTAGTAATTAATAGACTGAAAGAATACAAAGTATCGTGCAACTGTCGCTACTCTCCTTATGAATCAAAAGTATTTCTAACAGATGATGGAGAGGAAAGAATAGTAAGCCTGATAACTGAAAAAAATCAAGTTGTCTATAACCCTTCTACAAAAAGCAATCAGAAAGTAAAACATTGGTATCCAAATTTAATTCCAGATCATAAAAAAGGCAAGGATAAGCCCGTACCTGTAAATTTCTTTCTCGTATCATTAAAAGACCTTAATTTGTTTACGCAAGGACAATTGAGCCGCACAGAGTTCATTACATACTTATTTTTATTAAAAACATATGCATATGGCAAAAAAGACAAAGACCAGGTATGGATGAGATATAGCCTTATCGCTTCAAAAACACGTAGGAAATTACCGCAGACAACACAAGATCATATTGAAAAATTGAAATCATTAAATATTGACGGTGCTCAGCTAATCCGACAGATGTACCCTAATAACTATCAAATACAAATGGAATCGGGACATGAAACCTCATCAAAGTTCATTCCAGACTTTAATATAAAGACCATGGGGGAACTGAAGTTAGAAAAAGAGGAAGTCAGTTTTTATAATAAGGAAGATGATATTTTATTAGAAGAAGTTGATTTGCCTTTTTAAGAATTCAGTTTTTTTAATGAAGAACCTAATTTCAAAAATCAGAAACCGATTATTTAAAATGTGAATTCAATTTTTTTGATGGGTTTTCAACCCCATGGGACTCTAAGGTTCAAGGGGGGTTGTGACTCGCTATAATAACTTAATAATACACTTTAGAATAGTTTAAATAATAGCCTTTAGAAAAATCTAAGAATACCCTTTAGAAGATTCTCTAGAATCTTCTGGCCAACAATTAAAAATTGCTGTCCTGTCTCACAATTAAAATTGTTCGCCAACTCTCTTGTTTTGGTTGTATTTGTATTGTCTATCCATAAAAATAAAAAATAAGGAGTCGAGCCAAGCACTTGAATAAAACAACTCAAAACCTCTCTAAGCAAATTTACATGTATGCTGTAAAAACCGAAGCATTTCACACGCCTGAAGAACAGGAGCATCAAGTAAAAAAAGATGCGTATTTGAACATGAAAGGCAGAATTAAGAAGTATAAGAAGCGGTTAGACAAGTTTATTTGGGAATACAATAGTATTATTGAGAGTAAAAATAAATTAAATCAATATGATAAGCAGCTGCTTCATGACCTTCAGAAGAAAACTTTTAATCATAGGAAGTACAACGAGATTTTTCTTGAATACGTCATTTGCAGCATAGACAAGCGAAAACTTGTTCCCAATCCCGATTCCCGTCTGTACAAGTATTTTGAGGTGTGCGAAACTGCAATTGATGCTTGCACTAAAAAGTTAAAAGAATGTTATCCAAAGAACAAGAAAATCCGCTCTCTTCGTCCTGATGCCCTTAATATGAAGAGTATTATAAACCAATTTGATTCCTCCTTAATACGGACATTAGGTATTAAAGAAAACGAAATTACAAAGGATATCATATCTGTTGAGGTATTCAGTTATGCGGTATTCAAGGATATTGTCACTAAAGGGTTCAAGTACAATAATCAAAAATATGAATATTTTACATCAAGTGCTGGAATGATTCGCAATAAAAAGAATATCTTCATCCGCTCCTCTGTTTTAAAAAAGAATAAAAATAAAATAATGTGCGGCCTTAATGAAGATGTTATTAATAATAAAGGCGGAATGAATGTAAACAAGTTCAACGCCTATTTAGCCCTTTGCCTTACTGCAAGCACTGTCTGGCAGGGTTTTGATATTAACAAGTGCATTGTTGTTGATGACTTTAAAACAGTCCTAAAAGGCAGGAATGTCGATTACATAGATAAGCAGTATAGTATTCAAAGAAAGCGCATGGACATTGCTATTGAACATATGGATGGAGCGGGAATAATGCTGCCCAAAGTGACTGAGAACAATAAATGCTTTCAGTTTAGATTGCCCTTTTTTAAAGGATTGCTCGTCCCCTTCCCTTTTGATGACTTTATAGCTGAGTATGTCGAGGAAGATTCATGTTTAGTCAAAGATATCTACGGTAAAGACTGGGACATTATCAAAGATGATATCCAAATCATCTTCACTAAAAGCCAGTTTAAAATGTGGAAGTATTATGATTCATGGCAGCATTACAAAAACACATTTATTAGTGAGGGCTGTGAAGCTTCAAAATGTGATGTTGAACCCGATAAATTCAAAGATCAACCGCTCAACTACCAAGTGTTACAGACTTTAGGTGACATGAGTGATGAAGATTTAACGTATTTTGCTCAAAATACAAACGATGAATTGTCCAAAATTGGTGAATCAGAAGAAACAATGCTCCGTTTTTTACGGGCTGATGATTCAAATGAAAAAAAGGATTTTTATCAAAGCGCAATTGCAATATATCCCCCTCTGCTTTCAGATGAATATTCAAAACAGATTATCAAAGACTCTAAAAGAAGTATGGTCAATAATGCTAGAGCGGGTAAAATTAAACTTAAAAATTCAAAAAGAACCTATATTGCTCCCGATGTATTTGCTTTTGCCCAATGGCTATTCTTAAAACACCAGGAGCCGGCTGGTCTTTTAAAGAATGGTGAAGTTTATTGTAGCCTCTTTGAAGAACAGGAGTTAGACGTCCTTCGCTCCCCTCACCTATACAGAGAACACGCTATAAGAAAAAACACATTGGGTGAAGAGAAAGCAAAGTGGTTCGTCTCTAAAAGCATTTACACCAGTATCCATGATTTAATCTCAAAGTTATTAATGTTTGATGTAGACGGAGACGATGCTTTAATTGTTAGCAATAGGCGCTTTATTGATATTGCTAAAAGACATATGAAAGGGATTGTTCCGCTTGAATATGAGCTTTCTGTGGCAAAGTCACAGGAATTAAATAAACAGAATATATATGATGGTTTAGTTGCTGCCTATTCAAAGCAAATAGGTATTGTATCAAATGAGATAAGCAAGGTTTGGAACTATGTTGCTCAAGAAAATGCCACTGATAAAGAAAGAGCGGCGCTTGATGCTGAAAAACTGGATGTAGTCAAATTCTTATGCATGGAATCAAATGCAACTATTGATTACGCTAAAACCTTATGGATGCCTGAAAGACCTCATAAGGCTAAAAATAAAATAAGTGGATATACAAAACTGAATCTTCCCCATTTCTTCGTGTATGCAAAAGGAAAAGCGAAAGATGAAGTTGAGCAATTAAATAGTTCTGTGGTAAACCGTTTAAGGGAAATTATTAACCCTTCACGTATCTACTTTAGAGATATTAAAAAGAGACTGGATTACAAAAACCTTTTAAACGTTCAGAAGGGTTCTAATTCACAGGAAGATGTGCAAGCAACACATGAAATTGTAAATCTTTATTGTGAGCTCAAAGACAGCAAAAGGAAGTATCTTAAAGATAAGCGGAAGAATAAAGAATATAGAGATAAGAAGAAAAGTGAAATGAATCAATTCTTTTACGATCATATTAAGGAAAAACTTTTGGATAAAGGTAATGAGCATAATAAAGATATTGATTTTGTTGTGAATACGCTTGTAACCTATCTATACTCTACAAAGGAAAAAGCGCCTTATAAATTAACCCTTTGGCGTAGTTTTGGCAATGTGCTTTTACGGAATTTAAATAGGAATGTTCTAAATATCACATCTTGTCTTGATTGTGGCTGTGCGATTGAGAACCCTCAGAGAAACCAGTCGAGATGCCAAGTTTGCAAGAAAGCTCATGATACAAAAATGAACAGAAGGAGAAAAAACAAAAGCAGAAATTTTAAAAAATGTCACGGTTAATTAGCTATTTTAAATTTATTCAGATGAGAAAACCCTTGGTATGACTAGCTTTTCCACTTGGATATATAGCCAAGATAATGGACGTAAGGGGAGAATGCTTCGCTCCCCCTAGCTTCCTATTATTGGCGTTCAATTGCTGTGTTACTTGAAGATATTCTTGCTCTTCGTCTGATTAAAGGGTTCTTGATTCCTTAGCTTTTTGCAGTTCTTTGTACTGGCTAATCTGTTTGTCTTTCCAGTTCTCGATCTCTAGTCAATAATAGGAAGCACTATCACCTTTAGGTCTTAGAGGTGCATTCAAGGGCTTGGCTCGATCAGCAACTTTAAGCTTGGGGTTGCTGATCACCTTTTTTTCATTAAATTAATTACATTCATAAATTTAATTTAAATAGGAGGATTTAAATTTGCTAAATATTGAGGATCGTTATTTGCTTCATATGCAACTGACAAAACAAAGAAAAATGAAAATTAAAGAAATCGCAGAATCAGTTTATCGCACCCCTTCCCTTATCTCAAGATATTTCAATGGAAAGTGTAATGTATCTGCTGAAGTTGAAAACGCCTTGGTCAACTTAAATAAAGATACGCCTGGAATTTAGGAGAATAAAAATGAATACTCCTATCTCAAACTCCCCCGATTTACACCCAATCCCACCCACTGGAAACTCCACGTTTTCAGGTTACCGTGTTGACTTTTCAGGTTACGGTAGGGTGTACTCCCTTAAAACAAAAATGTACTTATCCCATTTCCCAAACAACACAGGTTACGTTTACGTTAATTTAATTGATGATAATAAGAAGGTCATCAATGTTGCTTTACATAAAGTGATCTGGAGTGCTAAAGAAAATATGCCGCTCTCTTATTTAAAAGAAAATAATCTTGATATTCATCATATTGACGGTTTTACATTCAATAATAACCCCGCTAACCTCACAAGCCTTTCAAGGAAAGACAACCTTTGTGAAAAAATCACTATACAGAGAAAGAAACTTCAAAACAGATTAGATACTGCAAAGAAAATCATCTCACTTAGACAACAATTTGAAAATGAGGGCTATAACATGTTTGACCCGGAAGACTTTTTCAATGTAGCACGGTTTATTAGTGTCACATTTAATAAGTCATATAGAGCGGTTTCAGAAATATTAAAAGAAAAGAAATATGCAAACGTTATTTAATCGGAGCTTTTTAAATTAATTAACTCAAAGGAATGATTATGTCTAATTCACAATTTATAGGTCAGCTTAAACAAAACAATATACAAATCAATAACCTTAAAGATCAATTTTACAGAACTGAAGCTCATATGTCTGCTCACGAAAACCGTTTATCTGAAAAAGTTGATGATTTTATGGAGAAGCAGAATTTTGATTTAAAAATGCATATTCAAAACAATGAGAATCCACATCATGTCACTAAAGAACAAGTCGGATTATCAAATGTAATCAATGAAGAACAGGCCACCAAAGAGGATTTAAACATTCATCTGAATGATAAGGAAAATCCCCATTCAGTTACAAAAAGCCAGGTTGGTTTGTCTAAGGTTGATAACATTCAGCAAGCAGCGAAAATTGATTTTGACGCTCATTTAGAAGATAAAGACAACCCACATGGTGTAACAAAAGCACAAATAGGGTTATCAGCCGTCACTAACGACGTGCAAGCAAAGAAAGCAGATTTTGACAAACACACCTCAGATACTTCAAATCCTCACAAGGTAACTGCTGAACAGGTTGGACTTGAGAATGTAGACAATGTAAAACAAGCTACTAAAAGTGACTTTGATAATCATCTGAATGACACTAATGTCCATATCGACAAATCTGATCGGGATAGATGGGACGCTGCTCAACTCTCTAAAATAACCAAGGATAACGGTTCTGTTCTAATCAATGTATCCCAAGGAGTTGATTTTCAGAGTGTCGCAATAGGCCAGAGAAAGACATTTACCTTCTATACGGCTGAAACAGGTATTAATACACCACCCGTACCAACCCGTGGAATGTACCTCTACTCTTCCTCAACGCATGGAGAAGCTACAGCTTTCGGTAATGATGGAAGCTTATGGAGAAAGTCTTTATCGAGCGGCGTATGGTCTGATTGGACAAATTATGAAACAGAACAGGGATCAATTAAGCGTTTAGCAGCTCACTCGGATAATACAAATATTCACGTAACAAAAACTGATAAAGATAGATGGAATGGAGCCGTCAAATATGCCAACATCATGCTAAAAAATGGAGCTACAGTAGGCACACGAACGCCCATTTACGCAAAATGGGGAGCGCTGTTAGTTTTAAGAGGTCATGTTAGAACTGAACCAGAGATTGTGTTCGGCTCAATACCTGCAGAATTAGTACCATTTGGCGGTGCAGTAAAATCAGTACCGCTCAGCGGAACAGGTGGGACAGCCAATCTGATAATTTACGATAATGGTGATTTGAAAATAAAATACCCAGACCCAGCTGACTCAAACAAGATGGGCGGAGGTTATTACCTTGATGTAGAAGTGGGCTTTCAAGAAGGAGACATAACATGATTCAGGTTTATGAGTATGATGAAAATTTCATTCTAACCAAACCCGTTATTATTGAACCGGATGAAGAAGGAGACTATTCAATCCCTGAGAATTGCACGGTCATTCAGCCTCCTTCTTTCATAAAGGCGATGTATCATCCATCAGATAAGTTATGGACAGAAGCCGCAACGGAGGAAGAAAAAGAGGAACTAGAAAAACAAATTGAAAATGGGCGGGTTTCATCACCAGTTGACCTTTTGAAAATGCAGAATGCTAAATTATCATTGCAAGTGGCAGCTGCTGAAAAGGAAAATGCTCAACGAAGACAAAGAGAAGCTGATACAGCTCTATTAATCGCACAACTACAAAAAGATATTACTGACTTGAAGGAAGGTAAGTAAATGGCTTCATACCCCGAATTTGCAGATATTAAGCAGTTCTATGACTGGAAGTGCTATGATGACGACGATATAAGGACGTATGTTGAAATAGACTGGATTACACCCGAACAGTATGAAGAAATTGTAGGCAAGCCTTACGAAAACAAAGGAGAAATTAAATGACATCTAAAAAATTAAATCTCGGATTGATCGAAGAAAGTGTAAGCAAATACGACAAGAAAGAAAAAGTGCAACTTACTGATGACGTTCATGTTTTTATTTACCCTTACTTCTCCCCTTCTCGTTTATCCAACTTGTTTAAACAGATACTTTCTGACCAAAAACAAGCTGAAGAAAAAGGGATTGACTTTAAGAAAATCAATTTTGTTGATTGGATTGCTTTTTCACTTATTAAAGAATTTGCGGATTTAGGAATCCCAAATGATATTAAGAACAAAGTCAAATGGTTTCACAGCCTTGTAGAATCTGAATTTTTCCCTTTGATTCTAAGCAGCTTTCCTGAAGAGAGCATAAAGAAACTTAATGAAGCAACAAAGATGTTGCAAGAGAATTTAGACAAACTGTCAAACATATCTCAAGAGGAAATAAATGATCTCATCCTTAATAAGGTCGAAGAGATTGAAAATTCAGCTGAATAACGGAGGTTACTATGTCCCGTAAGAGAGATTTAGAGGAATTCTTAAAAGAGTTGTATCGAATAGAACAAACATACGGATTCAAAGTAGGAACTGAAAACCCGCTCGACTTTTTAGTTTACATAGACAGCACTGACGAAAAGCTGTATTCGTACAGTTCTGGCAAGATTTCTGAATGGTGATAATCAATTAAAATCCATATTTTATACAAATTAAAAGGAGGTTTATAATATGAATGACCAAATTGAATCCCTGAATTTGATTAATAAAAGCATTGATAAATTAGAACAGGTGTGCGGGCTTATTACAGATATGCTTTATCATCAAAACACAGATACAGCACAGTTTTGTATTCAAAAGTTAGATGCACTTAAACCAATCATAAGTGAGTTACGGACAGCAAACTCCAATATATCAAAAGAACCTTCAGTAAAAGAAACGAACCTGTTAAACATGAAAATTAATGACTTGTTTAAAGACATTGAGCACAAAATGGAATCATTGGCAGCAAACAAAAATAGAGCCTAAATAACTGGCTCTATCCCTTTTTTCTTTTCATACTCAATTATATCTGACTCAAGGTAAAGCGGTACTTGTCCATTTTGGACATGGGTAACTGGTTCAGGGAAATCTTCATTTCTAGTAATGGTGTTGTATACAGCTCGTCTAGTCTTCCCCCACCTTGTGGCTATATCAGTGTTTGTTAAAACTTTTGGGAATGCTGATTTATCCATAAAGTCGTGTTCTCCGTCCTTTTCGCAATATATTACCTTATTATATCATTTGTTTTAAAAAACGCACTTACGTATAGTAAGCACGTCCAGGTTCAACACTATTTAACAAGTCGCAAGTCTTCTTCATGAATCATAGTCCCATCGACAATGTCCCAGTATGACAATCCATGTTTATCATGATTTCTCAGTATGCCTTCTTCATCAGTTAGTCGGGCTTCGGTTTCTTGATAATTGAAATCTACCTCAACATAAGAAATCTCTTCGCTTTCTTTGTCATATTGTATAACTTTTCCTATTGTGCCTTTCGCACCCCAAACAGTGTTAATTAAAACTTCTACTTTGTCGCCTTTTCTAAGTTTATTCATAATCAAAATCCGCTCCATTCTGTTTTATTTGCCCTCCTGTAGACCAGGAGAGCCACATTCTTTTTAGTTGATTGACGCTAATGTCTCTTCTGCAGATTTCAATTCTGATAATTGTGCATTTGTTATAAAAGTGCTTTGTTCTTCTTTATTGAATTCACCAAGCCAGTAATACCCGTCTTTCTCAGCGATGAAAGCAATTGTTTTCTGTAAATCTTTTTGCTTCACTAAGACGTATTCGTTTGAGTTAAGCGTGTTTTTTAATGTCATGTTCATGTTATTTCCCTCTCGCTCCTGTGGACACTGTCCACTTATTTGATAAGTTAATTATAACAAGTTATGTGGACACTGTCCACTATTAATGCAAAAAAAATTAAAAACCACCGGAAATTTTCCGATGGTCAATTAATCGTGTATATATCAGCAGCCGCATCCGCCATTTGTTTTTCTGTAGGTATTGTATAACGCTGTACAACCGCCACGGTGTTACCCAAGAACCTTGCGATCGTAGATAAGTCCCAGCCTCTCTTGGCTAATTCTGTAGCAAGCGTATGACGTAACATGTGTGGTGTTATCTCATATTCATTCAAGAGCATTTGAACCGTCCTTGTTGTTAGCTTCTTATTGGATCTACTAACAAAGACATATTCGGAATCATCATTTCTTGTTTCAAGATACCGGCGAATATATTGAAACTTTTCTTTACTTATTGGAATGTCTCTAACTTTCTTCCCTTTTGATTTATTAATGTGAATTAGATAAGGATTCCCTTTCAAAGTCAGATCTTCTTTCTTTAGATCCACAAGCTCTGAAACTCTCATACCAGTAAGACGCAACATATCAATGATAGCCAAGTCTCTATAATTAATTAGCTTAGGCTTATTCTTTCTGTCTCCTATCCGTTTTCTTATTGATTCAATGTAATTAACATCAACGGATTTTGGAGTTAATTCGGAGATGTGTTGTGTCTTAGTGATACGAATATCCTTAAAGGCTTCAAATTGTTCAGTGTAAATACAAAATGAGCGTATGCTGGCGTATATTCTGTTTATGCTTGCTGCCTTGTACCGCTCCCCTTTATTTGTTTTAATTGTGCCGTTTTCTAAAGCATCAATAAACAACTGAACAACCGTAGATGATAAGCGGTCAATCTTTAAGTCGTCATCACTCAAGTATTTATTTAAAAGTTGAAGATCACGCTTATAGCTTTGTTTTGTATTTTCAGCTTTCCTCAATTGGAAAATATATTCCTCTATAAGCTTACTATTATAATCTTGCATTATTCCACCCCTCACATTACTTATGCGAAATTGAGTCTCCCTTTAAATCACCCTTTATTTTATTAAATCATATCATTCTGTTTCGCATAAGTAAACGAATTATTTCGCATAATTAAACTTATGCGAAGTTATGTCGAACCTTCTATTCTATTCAGCAAAGGAGCAACAAACCTAATGGCAAATAAAAAATTACGTGGTATCTATAAGATTGTTAACACAGTCAATAATAAAGTTTACATTGGTAGCTCGGTTGATATTGAATCAAGACACCAAGAACACAAAAGAGATTTAAGAAATGGGAAACATCATAATTACTTACTACAAAGAGATTGGGATAAGTATGGAGAAGAATCTTTTGAGTTTGTCACTATATCCACTCATGATACAAAATGTAAACTTAGTGTATTAGAGTTTGAGACAATTGAAGAATATAAGAAACACCACACAATTTATAACATAAGCAATCCATTAGAAGAACCGAGCAGGAGAAATGACCGAAGAGTAAACAAAGGAAAGAACACAAAAGGTGTTGTTTATAAATATACTCAATCCTATGTCCTCCGATGTCTGACAGAAGAACTGTTCGATAAAGCAAGATCATTACATAGCAATATAGGCAAACGTGTTTATTTCTTAAAGTCTGATGTTGATAAATGGATGATGAACTCTCTTCATAATTCAGAGATAACAACGGATGATCGCCTGCCTGGTTTACTAAACAGATGGTATAATCAAGTTGGGTTTGCTATCCTTGAATCCTCAGCTTATAAAAGACAATTGACTAAACTTGGTGTTTCTGTTCCTATGTCGAAAAAAATTCTTGTCCCAAAAGATTTTGTTTCCGTATTAATCAGCATGAAAAAAGATCCCTCATGGATGCCAAGAAAACCAAGAGGGTTAACCCCTATTCAACTGGATGCTTTACAACACACTTTGCTGGACTATAAACATGTTAATCTTAGAGATAAGATTTCGATATGCTGTGACTTCTTCTCAAAGGAAATGACGAAAGCAAAGGAACAGATCAGTGAGCGGAAGTATTACAATAAGGATTCATTTGATGCCTATTTTAAGGATAAGATTAAAAGGCGTAATATCATTATGGATTGTGACATTGATAAGGTGTTACGCAAGATGTATTCTGAATTTGGTTTCAGAGCCTTTAAACGAATCAGTTATGAGCATATATTTGATCTATTGGGTATCACTGACCCTGATTGTAAAACCATAATTGCAAATGAACAAGTATTAGAACAACTTCACATTTACCCTTCTGTGGCTCATTTAAGCACCTCATCGTCCATTTAAATGACTATCTGTGGCGAGTTTCTTCTATTATAATAGCAACCGAAAAACAATTCCTCATTCTATATTCATACCTAATTACAAATTGTATTATGAAGCAGCATAAAGAGTGTATTTGTCATTCATAAATATGCATAAAAATAAGTGTTCGATTCAAATAACCTCGTTACGATTACGATAAACGATAAAAAAATATACACCGTTATACAGACAAAAATGCAAAGTTTTTTAAATTTATTCTTGATTTTTATTTCAGTGTGTGTTCTTCATTCAATTTTGAAGAAATCCATAAAAACCCCGTGAAATGCAGGTATAATGTATGTTATATAGGGAATTCAATACCAATATATAGGGGGTATATTAACATCTAAAGGCCAAAAAACAGGAACAAATGTACCCCTAGCACTTCCATTTCCACACCCAACTTATTTTTTAAGGGTTATTCTCTATCGTAATCGCTATCGTAAATCCCCATGATATCAACGTTTTTGCAACCTTTTCACCCTCTATTTTTAATGAACTCCACCAAATAAAGCCCTAAAACATTGATATTACAGGCTTTTACGATAACGCTTATTATATTCACCTTAATCACGCCCTATTATCGTTGATATAGTAGGCTTTTTTGCATTTTTAGACTGAAATTACGAACACCTTTTATGGGGGGTTAATTTAGATCAAAACACATTACGGAGCGGCTTACTATAAGCGGCTCTTTTATTATTTTTAGAAAGGATGTTTAAACAAAATGAGTCAAGATTTAAAGATCATACTCACACCCAAAGCTGATACCTCTTCAAAGACTGTCGAACAGTTAAATCAGCAAATTAAATCTTTAGGGAAAAAGCTTAATTCCCTTAATTTAAAGACCAATATTGATGCCTCTGCTTTAAAGACTCTCAACGATTTCTCCTCTGCAGTCGACACTTATCAAAAACATCTTAAATCCTTCAATCAAACAGTTAAAGAAACTACAACGATTACCAGAAATGCCGATGGCACTGTTGAAAAGCTGACGCAGCAATATAAGAAAAATGGCGAAATCATTCAGCGTGAAAAGAAATTCATCGACAATCGCAATCAATCACTACGTGAACAAACACAAGAAGTTAACAGGCTTGCTCAAGCGACTGAAAAACTTGGTCAGGTACAGAAGAAAACAGAACAAAAGAATGCTCAAGGACAAACGACGAGGGTTACTCAAAAGAACCGCAATGGCTTTGACGATATTACCTATACAACAGATCCAAAAACAAACGCTACTACATCTAAAGTAACATCGAACTATGATCAGCAACGAAAAGCTATTGAACAATTAAAGCTGGACTTAGAAAAACTTAGACAGCAAGGAATTGTAACTGACACCACCCTCTCTTCCCTTGGACGGAAATTAAATACTGCTCAGACAGCACAGCAAATTGAAGCATTACAAAACAGAATTAAGATGCTCGATGATAAGTCTGCTGCTGTGGCGAAAAATAATGAACTCAGAAAAACTATTGAGTTGTATCAACGTCAAGCACAAGTAAACGTACAAAACCTTAATACGCGCTATGGCGATACAATGGGTGCAGGAAATAGACAAGCTATCCAAGAATATCTGAATGCAGTTAATAGTCTTAACGTAAGTGCCGGCGGCAGTAATATCAGATCTCAAATGCAAAGTTTGAACATGCAATTCAGGGAATTAGCTTCAAATGCGCAATCAGCAGCTAGTCAAGCCTCGTCTTTTGGTGCGGAGCTAACTCAAGCTTTCAAAAGTATGTCTACATACCTGCTTAGTGGAACACTCTTTTATGGAGCGGTTCAAGGAGCAAAATCACTGGTTGATCAAGTAATACAAGTTGATACCCTCATGACTAACATACGTCGTGTAATGGATCAGCCAGAATATAAATTTAATGAATTGCTACAAGAGTCCATCAACTTAGGTGACACGCTTTCAAATAAGATCACTGACATTCTGCAAATGACTGGCGATTTCGGGCGAATGGGGTTCGATGAAAGTGAACTGTCCACTCTAACAAAAACCGCTCAGGTACTCCAAAACGTCTCTGACCTGACTCCTGATGACACAGTTAACACTTTAACTGCCGCAATGTTAAACTTCAATATTGCTGCGAATGATTCTATTTCAATTGCGGATAAGCTTAATGAAGTCGATAACAACTATGCTGTAACTACAATGGATCTGGCTAACAGTATTAGAAAAGCTGGTTCAACAGCTTCAACATTTGGTGTTGAACTAAATGATCTAATTGGTGATACTACAGCAATTGCAAGTACCACCCGTGAATCAGGAAACATTGTTGGTAACTCACTTAAAACCATTTTCGCACGAATTGGAAACAATGATAGCTCAATTAAAGCTCTAGAACAGATTGGGGTTTCTGTAAAAACTGCGGGTGGAGAAGCTAAGTCAGCAAGTGATCTAATTGGCGAAGTTGCAGAAAAATGGGACACTCTGAGTGATGCACAAAAGCAAAATACCTCAATAGGCGTGGCCGGTATTTATCAGCTTTCTAGATTTAATGCCTTGATGAATAATTTCTCTATTGCCCAGAATGCCGCAACAACCGCCGCTAATTCCGCCGGGAGCGCATGGAGTGAACAACAGAAATACGCTGACAGCTTACAAGCAAGAATAAACACGCTCCAAAACAAGTTTACTGAATTAGCGATTGCTTCAGGAGATGCTTTTGTAAGTGATGGGTTGATTGCTGCTGTATCTGTAGCGGGGAATGCCCTTTCTGCTATTTCTGGATTAGTTAAGGGTATTGGGTTTTTACCTATTGCATTTATGACAGCCAATTTAGCTGTAGTTGGTTTTAACAAGAATATCCGTGCTCTTCAAACTGCACTTATATTTGGGGCTGAATCACTTACAGAAACTCAACGTGCCACTTTAGCTCTTCAATCTGGAATGTCTAGAGCAGCAATTGCATCTAAAGTTTTCTCGGCAAGCATCAAGAGCATTGGGTCTGCAACTGCGATTGGCGCTGTATTAATGGGTTTTGGGCTGGTTTTAGAAAAGATAACATCAGGGTATGCAGAGGCAAAAAAAGCTAAAGAGGATTTTGAGCAATCAAAGTCTACAAGTATTGAAGCAATTACAACGAATAAAGATGAAACTGACAAACTAATAAGTCAATATCAAGACCTTCAAAAAGCTAAGGAAGCAGGTTCTTTGTCATCTGAAAGAGAACAAGAATACCTACAAGTTACGCAACAATTAGCACAAACATTTCCTATGCTGGTTTCTGGTTATGATTCTCAAGGCAATGCAATCATTAAAACCAATGATGCTTTAAAGGATGCCATTAAGTACACCAAAGACTTAGTCGAATTAAACAAAGAAGACATCAAAACAAGTGCTAAAGGTGATTTTAAGGATCAGCTCAAAGAGTTGGAAAAATTAAACGACCAGATGAGCCAGTATGAGAAAATGGCCAGCACGTATTCAAAAGGTAAAACTGCTTGGTCTTTCCTGGAAAGTCCTTTCTCTAGTGATGATGATTACAAAAATGCAGGTGTTAAAGCAAAGGAAGAAATCAAAAGACTTGGTCAAAGTCTATCTGGTGTTCAAATTGAAATAAGGGAACAAGTTCAGAAAACAGTTGATGCTTACAACTCAATTAAGATTGACCCGAACATAAAGAAAGACATTAATGATGCATTTAGCAAAATTGATTTTTCACAGCTCAGCGCTGATGAACTTACCTCCTTTTCTAAAACAGTTTCTGACGACTTGGTAAGAATACAAAAAGCACTGACCTCTGGTGATAAAGACGCATTTGCTTCCGCATCTAAGAGCCTGGAAGAGCTCGTCAATCAATACATGACTGGTGAAAACAAGAATAATGGCTTGGTTCTCTCTTATGACAATTTAAAAGAAGCCATTGACTCTACAAATGATTCTGCACAAACTGCAAAAGTAACCTGGGATGAAAATGGTGAAGGTGTAGATGCATTAGGTGAGCAAGTCGGGAATTTATCTGACAAGCTCAAAGAGGCTAAAGGTGATTTTGAAGCAATTAAAGGAATCATCGATGATTTAGTTGAATCGAAACAAAATGATGCTGCTATATCTGCCATTCAAAATGAAGCTTATGACACTATGTCTGACAGCATCTCCCCTTTAAATAACCTCCTTGAAAAAATGTCTGAAGGTAAAAGTATATCTGCAACAGAAGCCATGAAGCTTATTCAGAAAGAACATGATCTTGCTGATGCAATTTCTGTTGAAAATGGTGTTGTAAAAATCAACAGAAATGCAGTTGTTAAGCTTCGGGACACAAAACTCAAAGCTTACAATGATATGCAACAATCTGTAAGACAAGATCTAATTAATCAGGCTAATGCATTAAATAAAAAGATTAACATGTACAAGTCTGAAGTTAAGGCTATCAAGACTGTTCAAGACGCTTATAAAATGAAATCTGAGCTTGAAGACAACAAGAAAAAGATATACGACGAACTAAAAAAAGGGAACAGTGGTGCGCTGCAGTTCCTACCCAAAACACAGGATGATTTAAACCAGGTCACTGATATCACTGATCAGCTTAAAGAGCTTGATAAACTAGCCGATTTGGCTTCAACTTCCCTATCCGAAACAGGAACATCTCTTGACGACCTTTCTTCTTCAAGTGATAAAGCCTCTGAGGAAATGAAAACATCTATGTACGTGGCTGATAAATACAAGGAAGCTCTGGAGAAAGTCAATGCTGAAGTTGAAAAGTACAATAAGCAGGTAAACGACTATCCAAAGTATTCCCAAAGTTATCGAAATGCCCTGCAGAAAGAAATTAAAGCTCTTCAACAAAAGAAAAAGCTTATGCAGGAGCAAGCCAAACTCCTCAAGGATCAAATTAAGTCAGGGAACATTACACAATACGGTATTGTAACCTCTTCCCTCTCCGCTGGATCATCTTCCGGTGGTTCTTATTCTTCCGGTGGCGGGTCTTACTCCGGTAAATACTCCAGCTACATTAATTCTGCCGCAAGCAAATACGGTGTTGATCCAGCTCTAATTGCAGCTGTAATCCAACAAGAATCAGGATTCAATGCAAGAGCTCGTTCTGGAGCCGGAGCTGCTGGTTTGATGCAGCTGATGCCATCCACAGCTAAGAGTTTAGGTGTAAACAATGTTTATGATCCTTATCAGAGCATTATGGGTGGCACGAAATATTTAGCCCAACAACTAAGCAAATTTGGTGGCAATGTTGAGAAAGCACTTGCTGCTTATAACGCAGGGCCTGGCAATGTAATTAAATACGGCGGCATCCCTCCTTTCAAAGAAACGCAGAATTATGTTCAGAAGATCATGTCTAATTACACTAAGTCTATGACTTCTGCTAATTCCTCCATTGCAAGCTACTACACGAAGAACAGTGCGTTTAGAATAAGTTCTAAATATAATGCGCAAGATGGCGCTTACCGATCAACTCCACATAAAGGTATCGACTTCGCAGCAAAAGCTGGAACCGCAATTAAATCGGTTCAGAGTGGAAAAGTTCAAATTGCTGGTTATAGCAAGACTGCCGGTAACTGGGTTGTCATTCAGCAGGATGATGGAAAAGTTGCTAAGTATATGCATATGCTTGATACCCCTTCTGTTAAAGCCGGTCAAACTGTTAAAGCTGGCCAGACCATCGGTAAAGTTGGCAGTACGGGTAATTCAACTGGAAATCACCTTCATCTTCAAATTGAGGAAAACGGAAAGACAATTGACCCTGAGAAGTATTTAAAAGGTGTCGGTACATCTATTTCAGATGCATCTCAAGCTGAAGCAGAACGACAGCAAGCAATCGCGCAAGCTAAATCCGACCTCCTCTCCCTCCAAGGTGACATTGACTCAGTAAACGATCAGATACAAGAGCTCCAATATGAGATCGTTCAGTCGCATCTTGATGAATATGACAAGCGTATTGGTGATTTTGATGTAAGAATCGCTAAAGACAAAGCGCTCGCTAGTCATTATCTGAGCGACAGTAAAGAATTCCGCAAGTATACCAATGATCAGAAAAAAGCTTTAACTGAACAGCAAAAGATTCAGAGTCAGAAGGTTTCTTTTATTGAAAAAGAAATCAAAACAAACAAAACTCTGAATGCCGCTCAAAGAGCACAGCTTGCTGAGGAATTAAAACAAGCTAAGATTGATCTCATCAATTTCCAAGAAGAAGTAAGAGAACTTCGAGGACAGCTCATTCAGTCTGAGGTTGATCAAACGCTTAACGGTATTGAGAAATCAACCAAGAAAACTGAATCCAAGCTTAAAGATGTTGACAACAAGATTCAGATGACTACGGAAGATAAAGATAAGGTTAAGTACTACAGTCAGCAAGTCAAATTAGTACAGCAACAACAGGCTGAGGCCAAAAAATACATCAAGCAATTAGAGGAACAGAAAAAAGCAGCAAAGGGCTTTCCTGACATCCAGAAACAAATCACAGAGGAAATCGAAAATTGGAAAGATAAGCAGAAAGATTATAATCTTGAGCTTTATAACACCAAAAAATCGATCAAGGACATCTATAAATCCCTTGCTGATGAAGTTGTCTCTATCTACAAAGAGATGTACGAAAAGATGCGTGATATCGAATTAAAAGCTCATCAAAAAGCTACACAAGACTTGATTGATGAGATTGATAAAACTGATGATGAAGCTAAATTTCAAAAACAGTTAAAAGAGAAACAAGATGGAATTCAGGAAATACAAGATAAACTAAACAAGCTTGCACTTGATGATTCCGAAAAAGGCAAGTCTGATTATAATGATCTGAAAAAGGAATTAGAAAAACAACAGATTGATTTAGATGAGTTTCTTAAAGATCGTGAGAACAGCAAACGAAAAGAATCGCTGCAGGATCAGCTTGAAAAAGATCAGGATGCCATAAATGATAAATATGATAATCTGACAAATGACGAGAGAGCTTTTAAAGATCTTGAGAAAAAGCTAATGGATGGGAAGATTACTGATATTGCTAAGCAACTGAATGAATTCTCTAAGTTCATTAACAGCAATATGGAGTCCATTGGGAAAAGCATCTCTAACAACCTTATCGATAAGCTTAAAGAAGCTTCTAATGCCCTTAATACTGTGACCAAAGGCAATACCACTGGTAAAAAAGTATCTTCTTTTGCATCGGGTGGATATACAGGTACAGGACTAGGTGCAGGTAAGCTCGCCTTCCTTCACGATAAAGAGCTTATCCTAAATAAAACAGATACTGAAAATATGCTTGAAACTGTAAAGCAAGTTCGCAATCTGTCTAATAACGATTTGAATAATGAAACACCTAAATGGGGGCAAGGTGGGAAATTAGCAGCATTGATTAACAAGGGAATTACCTCTATACCATCAATAATTCCGAATATTAATCAATCGAGTCTATCTAATAGTTTGATACCGAGTATTCAAAGCATTGGTAAACCGATTTCAACACTCAATAATACTAAGGAAACAACCAAAAACATCTCCCCTGTTTTCAACAACAATGTTACATTACACGGGATCAATGATCCTAAACAGATTACTAATCAGGTAATGAAAGAACTAAACGAAAGACAAAAACAATACGGAATGGAATTTTAATCATTTAGAGTCGGTCTTAGGATCGGCTCTTTTAATTTTGGAGGTAGCTTATGTTTCGTGAAAAAATGTATTTCATGTATAACGGTAGACGATCAACCGACTTTGGTATAGTCAATTGTTCAGTTGATGATGGTTTATTTAGAGAAGATTTTTTTAGTAGCCGCTCAATAAATGAGACGTCAGTAGCAGGCATTGATATACCGCATTTTGAAGGAGTGAAACGAGAACCGAGACAGCTCAAACTCCGCTTTTGGATGAGTGAATCATGGGATGAAAAGAAAATTAGTGAAATTGCAGATTGGTTGGATGTTGATTACTATCAGCCGCTCTCCTTTATGCCTGAAGACTATGTTTATTATTGTCTCCCTGTAGATGTGACTGAAATAGTTCATAACGGCTTGAAAGAAGGGTATTTAGAGTTAAATATGAGATGTGATTCCCCTTATAAATATAGTCCCATTACTAGCCTACATCAAATCGTTGATGACTATAAAACTGTTGAGATAAGAAACACGGGCAGAATTAAAATAACCCCTGAAATCACAATAGTTAAAAAAGGTAACGGAGATATTACCTTATCCAATCTTTCTAACTTTAATGGAAAACCACTCACCATAACCAACCTTGAAGATGGTGAGAAAATTATGATTGATGGAGAGTATGAAACCATTCAGTCAGACAAATACGGCAATTCACGATATAAAAATTGTAATGAAGAGTATTTGTGGCTTGTATATGGAGTAAATAGAGTTAAAGTCGAAGGCGGATGTCACATAGCCTTCACGTATCAATGCACACACAATTAAACGGAGGCTGGCTTATGAGAAAACGAATAAATAGAAATATTAAGGTCGATAAATTAAAGCTGTCATTAACAACCACAAATAAAATAAAAATAGCCAACGTCCTCCCCTTCTTTTCCGCCTCCACAACAGAAAATTTCGGGAGCGGCTATAATGAACTTTCATTTGAAATTCCGACAACTATTCTAAAACGTCATGTCAAGAAACGTAATCATATTGCGGATATTCTTAAAGTGGGATTCTTGATTAAGGCTAATTATAAAAATGAAGAACATTGGTATGTCATTACGAACGTGGATAGGAAACAAGCAAGCGATTCTAAACGGATAGGAGTAAGCTGTAAAAGTCTTCACTATCTCCTATACAGAAAGAAAATTGATGCGTATGAAAACTTATCTCGAAATCTAACTGAAGCTGCTACCGATTGTTTAAAAACAACTGGATGGAATATTGGCTATGTGCATGAGGATTTTAATATTAAACGCCGCTCATTTGATGAAACTAGTACAAACCGGCTTGACCTATTGTTTAAGATTGCTGAAACATTTGATGCAACATTGAAGTTTGACACTAAGAATGAAATTATACACTTCCATAAAAAAGAAGAGCTGTGCGAATTTAAACATGTAAAGTTTAAACCAGGACAATTTTTGATTGACGTTTCAGATCCGGACGACCTAGAAGAAGTTGTTACAAGGCTTAGAGTTGTAGGTAAAGATGGAATTGGAATAAACTCAGTTAACCCAACAGGACAGCCCTATTTAGATGACTTTTCATTTTTCCTTTATCCTTTTGAACGTGATGAAAATAGAAATGTAATAAGGTCAAGTGAACGAATAAGTGATCAGCTCGCACATCGGATATTAGATTATAATGTGCTAGTAAATGAGAATTCAACACGATTCAAAGCGCTATTGGATGAAAAAACACAACTTGATAAACAAAGATCGCAATTAGAAGCAGAAAAAGCAGCACTTGAAATTGAAAGAAAACAGATTTTAGATAAGATTGAAGTTGCTAAGAGCGCAAAGGATCCAATTGATGATCTTAACAAACAACTGAGTGATAAACTTGTAGAGGTAAACAAAAACCAGAAAGAAATTGAAAATGTAATCAGCAGCATTGCGAAAAATGCAACTGACACTGAAAACCTTAGAAGATTGTTGTCCCAAGAGAATTTCTTCGGGGAAAAGCTAATGAGTGAACTGTCCAAGATCACATATGAAGATACCTGGACAAATGACAATATCTTTGATGAATCTGATTTATATGAGGCTGGTCTAAAAGAAATGGCAACCAAAAGTTCTCCGCCCATTAATATAACAAACCTTAGCGTATACAATTTCTTCAAGTGCATTGATCATCAATTTTATTGGGATAAATTTGATCTAGGGGATATTGTTCAGGTTGTCAACGAAGAGCTCGGAATAAATGTGGAAGCAACGATAACGCAGATTGTCATTAATCATGATGATTCAACTATGGCATTGTCAATAACGAATGGTAAGCGTGCAGAAAGTGCCCTGGATAAACAAATCAAGTCCCGTTACAAAACTCAAAAAGCAGCTTCCGAATTTAATCAAAGAAAACTGGACTACGAAAAAGTGTATTACAATTTCACGCAGAGAAATGATCAAATTTCTACTCCCGTTGATCCCCCTACCCTATCCTCTAAACAAACTTTGTCACACATTGTAAATGATAACGGTTCTGTTGACATCACTGTTGAGTGGGAATATCCCGATGATTACACAATTGATAAAAATAATATAGACGGCTTCAGAATAATTGCATATGCCAGCGATTTACCGGATCAATACATGTTTGGAGCAACAATGGCACATGAAAATAGCTTGACTGTTGATAGAGAAAAACGGAAAGCGGTTTTCACAAGCCTTACTCCTAACAAGTATTACACATTTGGAGTACAAGCATATAGAAGCGTTGATCCCAATATTGCTACTGATGGATATATTAGATCTGACATTGTTGTCTCAAGTATTAAATCAGAAAACCCCTACCTCCCCTCTAATTCCGTTGAAGTGAAAGGAAGTCTCGATGGAAAAGTTAACGGACTTTATACAATATCTACAGAGACAAAGCCTATTGCGCCAGAAGCGGGAACAATTTGGATCGATCCAAAGACTAATAAACAAGAGCTTTTTAATGGCGAAGAGTGGATTGTGTCTTCTGCGGGATCGGCTGATTCATTAAATGGTTACACGACTTCAACGCTATCCACGCCTAATACAATACCTATACGTAATGACCAGGGAATCATTTCAGGTTCTATAGATGGCAACGCTGAGTTTCTTGGTGGTAAACTACACTCGGAATATGCGTTATCCTCTGATGTTCCTCAGACTACTAAAGGAACGTATGTAGGCGATGGAACAATTAGTAAACAGATATTGCTGCCTTTCATTCCAACACATGTGAAAGTGTGGCCAGTGTCTTCTATTGATTCCATGTTATTAATTGATGAGACAGGAGGTTATACGTATCAGGTAAATGAAATGGGAATATCCCTAATTGGCGGAGACTCTACCTACGGAAGCATAAATGAACTAGGATTTATAACAGGTTCAGACAGCAATCAAAGAGGGAATAAATTAAACGTCAAGTATATATGGGAAGCATATAGGAATGTAAACTAAACAGGCGTATCCTTATTGGATACGTCTTTTTGTCTGTTAAAGCCCACTTTGTGGTAAAATCATATAAAAACAAAGGGGCAATCTTTATTGAATACATCATCTTTACAATCTCAAATCATTATCCACTCTCGTCCTTTGCGAGATGCCATGAAAGCAGCTTCTAAAATACAATTAGAGCTAATTGAAGCTTATACAAAACAAAATTCTGCACTAAACACAGCAATGTTATCAGCTTTAGAACACGGGCAATTGGCAACTCTTCAGTCTGCAATACAGTCTGCAATAAATCAGGTGAGTGCAACATTCAAAGACCAAGCTATTCTAAATTCAAGCTTATATGTTACAAATGATGCAATCTCTTCTGAAACCATAAGTGAGATCGAAGAAATTTCTGATTATGTTGAAGAAACAGTTATAGCTTTAACCAATGATAATTCAATTACAAGAAGAGAATACTTTGAAAGATTTAATGATTATTGGGTTGGCCTCATATCAATCATTAACAATAAAAAAACCATTGTAGTCACAGCAGTCCTTTCTTTTCTTGTTGCTACGGTTTTACAACCTGTTGGTATAGCATTAACTTCAAAATATATAATAGATGAATTCATTGAAAAAAACCCAGAAACAGTACCGGAAGCTAAAAACGTTTTAAAAGACATCCCAATGAATAAAGAACTTAAAACCAATTATAGAATGGTTATAAAAGATACATTAGTAGTTAGAACACGTCCAAAAACAAAATCAAATGTAGCGTACGTCTTAGACAAGTCATCAATTGTCTTTGTTGAAGAAAAGAAAAAGAATTGGAGCAAGGTTCTCTTTCGTAATGAAGCTGGTGAGGATCAAAACGGTTGGGTTTATACCCGCTATATTAAAAAGCTTGATTAAAACTGATTCCCTGCACGGGAGTCTTTTTTTTATTTCAACTTTCTTTCTAAATAAAATTCTACTTTTATGCAAAGACTTGACCGTTTTCATACGATAATAGTTAGAGAGAAAAACATTTCTCTTTCCCAATTTTGTAATATAATAAAAGAAAAAAGGAAGTGTATCCATGCCCCCTCTTGTTTATGGAAGTTTAATTGCATTCATTTGTTTTATTACTGCCGTGGTTTTAGCTAATCATGACAACATACCTGGAATGTGGCTTGCTTTATTCGGAGTTTTTGCTGCCATCATATTAACCGCTTATTTGCAAAGAAAAAGAGAAAGCACATTTGCAAAAAATCAATTCAATGAATTAGAAAACCTTTTGAAAAATACACCTGACTTTAAGAGCGATCATAAATTTCTCTCACCTGTCGCTGATAGCTTAATTGCAATAGACGAAACAAACGAAAAAGTTCTCTTAATTGAAAATAAACATGTAAATGCAATGCATTTCTCTAAAACGACTAGCAAATATGATTATTTACATAAAGTATTCTCTTTTGAGGATATTCTTCAAGTGGAAATGTTAGAGGATGGTGTAACAGTCAATAAGACCTCTACATCAAGTCAAATCGGTAGAGCGGCTTTAGGTGGTTTAATTGGCGGTGGAGTCGGTGCTATTATCGGAGGATTGTCAGGGGAGTCAGTATCATCGCAGAAGATTAGAAAAGCACAGTTGAGAGTGGTTGTTAACAATAAAGAGAAGTCATTTTATACAATAACATTTATTCATTTTGAACAACCGCAATCAAAAGATAATCAATTTTACAAGCCTTTAAATGATCGACTTATTCACTGTTTTAATTTGTTGACGCATATACTCAAAAAAGATGCTAAAGAAAATCCAGTTCAAACGGGAGTAGCTGACGAACTGACAAAACTAGCCGCTCTATATAAAGATAACCTATTAAATCAGGCTGAATATGAGAGCCAAAAGAAAAAATTATTGTCTTAAAATGTACGGATATCAACAAATATATTTCTTGATATTGTTTGATCAAGGAGTATCTATGTTGATATCCTTTTTTTTCGTCAGATAATGAAATGTTAAGGAAATGTTTATCTTCCCAAATGGAAATAATATGATAAAATGTTACATATTTCGTAAATTGTGTTTATGAATAGGAGGCTTTAATTTGAAACAGTTAATCTCCTCATCAAAAGTCGGCGTGAAGATTAATGAGTGGTACAAGTATATTCGTATGTTTAGTGTTCCTGATGCAGAGGTGCTGAAATCAGAAGTTGAACAAGAAATAAATGCTATGGAAGAAAATCAGGATTTATTGTTGTACTATTCCCTCATGTGTTTTAGGCATCAATTAATGCTTGATTATCTTGAGCCAAAAACGATGAATGAAGAACGTCCTGAAATTTCAGACTTATTAGAAAAGATCGAAAGCAGCCAAGCTAAATTGAAAGGAATTCTTGAATATTACTTTAACTTTTTCCGTGGAATGTATGAATTTGAAGAATACGAATATCTTAAAGCGATAAGTTTTTACAAACAAGCGGAAAAGAAGCTGTCACTTGTAGCCGATGAAATTGAGCGAGCGGAGTTTCATTACAAAGTTGCTGAAATTTATTATCACATGAAACAAACACACATGTCGATGCACCATATTGTTCAAGCAATTGAAAGCTACAGAGCGCATGAAACCTATTCTGTTAGAGAAATTCAATGTTCTTTTGTTATTGGTCTAAATTATTTAGATATGGAGTACCCAGAAAAGGCTATCCCTCATTTTCAAAAAGCTTATAAAAAAGCACTTGAAATTGATATGCCTAGATTAGCTGGATCCGCTCTATATAATTTAGGGATCTCCTCTTTTTCTGAAGAAAAGTTCGATGAGGCTATTGAGTATTTCAAAGAAGGAGCGTTGATCTATGAGCAGAACGGATATGAACATGCTAACCGCTTATTAGACATTCTTTTCATGTTAGCGAAAACGAACTTTAAGGTAAATAAGAAAACTGACGGAACAGCTGTTTATAAACATGGACTGTCTTTGGCTAAAAACTTAAATGATGAAGTATTAACCAAAATGTTTGATTTCCTGAATGCCCTTTACATTGACGATAACAAAGAAACACTAAATGAGATTCTTGCTTATTTAGAATTTAAAACAATGTTTTCCGATGTGGAGGACTTAGCAACCGACGCAGCGAAGTATTATACAAAAAATGAAGACCATAAAGCGGCTGGATTATTTTATGAGAAAGTGCTTTATGCCCAAAAACAAATTCAGAGAGGGGATTGTCTTTATGAAATTTAAAGCTGCATCTGTATTTATCTTGTTTATTGTACTACTTGGTTTTTTAGGACTTTATTTTGCTTCAAGTCCATCAGAAATGCATGAGGCCAGACGTGGGCATACTGCTAGTATTCCTTATACAGCTCACACTGGTGATATGCACACGATTAAGTACAATATCTAAACAAAAAGCCCCTCTCCTATTAGGATTGGGGTATTTTTTTCATTAATATTTACATGGCTTTTCTTCACAACCAGGCTTTTCTTTTGCATCAACGTATGATGAAGTTATGATATTGTTTGACTTGTCATATATTCCCCAAAATTCTTTTGTCTTATCACCGTTCAGATATCCTTCTGCGTTAATTCCACCCATAGGATCCATTTTATAATCAGTTGAAAAACTTATCTTCTCTATACCTTCGTAATTTGCATTTATGTAATCAGTCATACGCTTTTTTGCTTTTTCAAATAGCTCTAATTCAGCAGTTTTATTTTTTTCTTGTCTTTCATCATATTGATGTTTCATGAATATTCCCCCGAATGCTATAATGATGATTATTAACAGCAGGATAATAATGTATTTTTTCATAAAACCATCCTTTCAAGTGTTATTTTACATGAGGAGTGTGTGATTGTACATGAGCAAGAAGGTCAGTGTACCCACATTATCTGATCAAGAGTATTACTCTATCAGTCAACTAACTTATCGACATGATTATTTAAAGAAACACTATTCGAAAAAGATTCCTGTTAACACCATCTCAGGGAAGCGGTTTTACATAGATAAAATTAAAAATGATCCAGATACAGGCCTAGATGTCTATGTCTTTGTTCAAGCCGTGAAAAGAAGTGGCAAGTGGGTTAAACCAAGCGAACCAGAAAACGTTGTCGTGGGATTCCAAGGAACAAACCAGGAGCAATTAAAAGCAGACATCATTAAAGCAGATGGCGGGAACGTTGTTATGGGCATAGACCCAAAAAAGAAAGTTCAATACCTTATGAAAAAGGATGCTCTTCCCTATTCAAAAGCAATTGCGCCGTATACAGCAAGCATGGGACAAATTGCAATGGTGGAAAGCGGAAAGTACAAAGTAGTCACAAAAACATCTCAGTTTGATCAAGGGGATAAACTGCTGGCCAATGAAATAAAGAAATATTCAGGGAAAAATACAGTTATCTCTACAACTGGTCATTCACTCGGAGGAGCGGATGCGGAATATGCCGGCGTAAACAATAATATATACAGTGTCGCTTTCAATAATCCATCCATTGTTAAGCTTCATGATAAAGAAACTCAAAAAAAGATAAGGAATGGCGAGTTTGATGCATATCATAAGGCAATTATTAACCCTGATGATATGGTGGGCTCAGGATGGTTTTTAGAGTATGAGCGGCATAATGGAACAACCATATACACTAAAGACCCTTCTCTTTCACGTACAAGCCGCTCATTGAGATTAAGCCCCGCTCAAGGTATCACAGGTGTATTAAGCAGTTTAATTGCTGCATTCTATGGTCAGGCATTCGCTAAAAATCCTGATACTCATAGTATGATTGACGCTAACTTTAAATTTGATGAACACGGGAACATAATCAATGTTAATGGCAGTGAACAAGTTTTCAATCAAAACATCAATGCTATGACTGCTTATTCTGGGATGAATGGACAAACGATTAAAGTTGATGTTACATATGCAAAGCAATTGGCGGAAAAGCTTCAGTTAGCTATTGATGATCTAAAAACCAAAAAACAGAAGCTTGAACAATTCCCCCATGAACATGACAGTATGGTTAATGATGTAAGGCGTTCTTTTCAATCAAAAATGGGATCAAACCCTTATGAAAATTTGACCTCTGATGACGTTAATCAAGCTATTCTTTATCATGCTCCCTCCTCTTCTGGTGGATCACCTGTTTTCTACAATACAGATGAACAACTACAAACTGAAGCAATGCTCCATTACTTAATAAGGGATTTAGAAGATATCTGTAACTTCATTGTGAAAATGGCTCAGGATATGGACGCAAAGGATCAAGAATTAGCAAAATGGCTAAGATTATAAGGAGGCTGTGAATTGACACCATATGGGGTAAACATGGATGCAGATGAGTTTTATAAGAAGCTTCAGCAGAATGAGGCGCTAAAGAAGCAAGTAGCAGCGGCATTGCAATCTCATTGTTCAGAAATTAAAACAGATTTAAAACAGGCAACTGACTTTGCATCCGCTCAAGAAACCATAACTGAATTATATATCGCCCTTCTCTCTTCATTTGAAGGAAAATCAAAAGAGGCATTAACACAACGCCTTGCTGAAAATGCCAATATGCTTATGGATGTTTTGGAAAGCAGAAATAAACTTTTGAATAGCATAGAAATAAAATAAGCCCCCGTATATGGGGCTTTACCTTTTTGAAACATATTACTTATGAAGTCCCATACTCTTAAACTCTTTCCAAATTTCTTCAATAAAATTGAATGGGTGAAAATACTTTTTCCGTACCACTTCATTTTCGGCTGAATTATTATCAAAGTAACGCAGGGCATATGTTTTTCTTAGCCTTATGTTTGTGGCATTTTTAAACTCTGGATCATTAAAAATTTTATCTTTTATCTCCTGTGTTTTTTGTTCTAATTCATTTTGTCGGTTCATCTCAATTTCCATCATTTTTTCTTTGGGTATTTCTGTTGTTACTTCCTCTGCAAAGGAATCCCCCATTGTATCACCGTCACAGAGATCGAATATTTCGTCTCTTATTGTGTTGTTATAAAAGACAAAACCCTCTTTAACATAGAACATGGTAAGTTCACAAGGTTGGTCGAAATTTATTTTATCTAACTTTTTATTGTACGCACTAATCTTTTCAGACAATAAGCATTGCATTTCTGAGTCTTCAAACCACTCATGATACTCTTCATGAATATAATAGACTTCCTTGTTCGGATAATCATATGTGTAAAATAATAAGTTATTGTCCACATGTTTATGAAAGTCTAAAAAGCCCTCTTGGCTTGGCAATAGAATTTTTTGATTTTCAATATCCATATCCCCTTCTATAAGTGTAAAGCCCATCTTAACCGCTCGATTTTCTAACTCATCCTTTGAAATAATCAGCTCTTTTTGATGCAATTGCCACACTCTCCCTTATCAATGTCTCAATTCAATATTACATTCCCTCTGTTCAAAAAGTGAAGAAACTCAGGGAAAAACTTTTAAGAATAAAAATAAATATCGCAATACCTATTCACAATTATTAATAGGTGTGTTATAATAAATGTATAAGGAGGTGAGGAAATGCTAGACAATATGATAAAAGTCCTTCAAATTATCTTCTACGTCGTCTCTATCGGATGGATTGCACAACAATCAAACGATAGCGAGAAGAAAAATAAGAAGGACTAACCAGAGATAAGGGAAGCGAGCCACTAACTCGCTTCTCAATATCATTATAATCAGTCTAGCATAAAAAATGAAGAAAAATCAAAAGTTTATCTTTTCATTAATTTTATTGTCTGTTGCAGCAATTAGCATACGCTCTTTTTGGACAAACTCATTTACAACTACAGTAATGGTCATCATGGTTTTGTTAGCTGTGTATGCCATCATCAAAGACATGATTTCAAGGAGAAAATAACATGGAATATCACCTAAAGAGTCGCCAGGAAGTTGAGGACTTCATAAAAACCGAAGTCCTTACTACTCCTGAAGCCAAAGAAATATTAGGCGTAACCACAACACGTATGAGTCAATTAATATCAGGCGGAAAGTTAACGCCCATAAAAAAACTTAGAGGAGTCAGTTTATTCCTACGCTCAGACATAGAGCGGAAGAAAAAAGAGCTTGAAGAATCAAGAAAGAAATATCGTCCATACGACAAATAACCCCCTCACAAATAAATGTGATGGGGTGTTTTTTATTTTCCACGAGTGGCATCAGTTATTGATTCTTGCCTCAAGCTCAAACACACGCTTGTTAAGAACGTCTGTCTTCTTATCTACGTTCTGCAGCTGTGTAAGGTGGGCTGTAATATTTTTTGGCTGGTTCTCTTCAAGGCGGTCTAACTTAACGTTAATCTGATTAAATTCCTTCTTTGTTTCTTCTCTGAATTCGTTCATCTCTTTTTTAAATGACTTTAATTCAGATGACACACCGTCGATCTTGTTATCAATTTTCTTCATCTCATCTAATATCGCTTGAAGCATGTTGTTTTCCATCCCGCTCACCTCTCCGTACAGTATAACAGCAATTGCAATACTTTTGTTTAAGACTCTTTAGAGTCATCCTCAATTATTTCTATTAGATCAGTGATTTCGCACTCAAGGGCTTTGCATAGCTTTTCAAGAGTATCAAATTTGATTCCGTCAGTTTCTTCATAATAAAGCTTAGTAATTCCGTTTCTATGAAGTCCTGTTTTTCTTGAAACTTCAGCAATGTTTAATTTCCTTTCCCCCATAAGTCTTGACAGGTGAACCTTAATCAATTGCTCCGACTCCTTTTATTTCAATGGTTTTGTTTATAGTATACACTTCTCATAAAAAAATACAACAAACTTGTTGACATTTAACACTACAGTGTTTATTATTAAGTTACAAGTTAACACCGCAGTGTTAATAAAATCTCACAAAACAATAAAATTAATCCTATGATATGGAGGTAAGGATGGAGCGGATCACGATTTATAGCATTGAAACTATGCATGAGCAACTGGAGATTTTCAAAGGCTACTTAGTCAATGAAAAGCAGGTTGTATACGTAAATCAAAACACTTTGAATCTAGCTGATGCTTTACAGTACGGTTCCCCTTATCAAGACACTTACATCATTGATGGTGTCAATTACATTCTTGATGAAGGCAAACACGTTGAAGATGAATACACCTACATTCAGCAAACGTTAGACGCTTTCAAGGAAGTTGATGCATTCACCTACATCACACAAATATTCAACAGTGATGATTACGGGACAATCATTCATAACGGTAAAGGTGTATTAGACCATTTTGTTCTACAGAGACGAAAAGCAGGCAATGCGATAATCAAAAAGAAAAAAAGATGGCGTTGATAAAGCCCTTTTCGCCATTGGTGGCGAACAAAGTCATTCACTTAATTAAAAATTAACTTTCATAATGAAACCTTTTGAATGAACTATCGTATTACTATAGACAGGTGTCGAATGACCTATTTTCAACACCTGACAGGAGGAATTCAAGTGAAACGCATTACAATTGAATACCATGATAATAGTGATGTAGATGTTTTTAAGGGTTACTTGATTAAAGACAATTTAGCTATCTACGCTGAACAAGGCTTATCCACTGTTCTAATCAATGTAAAGCCGGTAAACCACGATATGAGCCGTTACATTGAATCTGAGTACATCGGAGACTTAGACAAAGGCAAACATGTCAGAGACGATTTTCATTACATTAAAAGCCTTGTGGACGCTTTGAACGATATGAGCGGTTTAGAGTTATTGGAGAACTGCGGAAACATTAATTGTTCTCACGTGGAATTAGATGGTCAAAAAATAATTGAATATTCAAAATATAAGGAGCGCAATCAATATGCAAATTAATCAAGAAGTATCCGTAAAATCAATAGTTTCTCGCTCAGGAGTTGAGCGGGGAACAATTGTTGACATCTACCCTGAAACAAACACATTTGAAATTTGCTATTTTGACGGTACATATGATGAAAAACACTTTGACGAGATTGTATAAGCAAACAAACAACACTAGGGGGAATTTGACATGCAACAGGTATTGAATAACAGAGAATTATTAAAAGGCTCAGAAGAAAGTGTCTTAGAAGCTTTGAGAAGTATTGTAGCAATTAACCCACTAGACAGCTTAGGTATAGATGAAGGTGAAAGAGAATTTGATGTTCATTTTGACATTAAAATGAGCGCTTCACTTCGCACAACCAAGAAATTCCGGAGTGCAGAAGAAACACAGCAGTACTATAAGGAACTGCTTCACACATTAAATATTGTTATGCCTTACCTATCAATGATGGTAGAAGGTGGAGATATTGTTACAGCAGCAGTCGATGAATGGGAAACAGAAAATATCAAAGCATTTGAGACATGGGAATGAGTAAGAAAGATTTACATAACGAGCGGTTCTGTCAGGTTGTATTCGGGGGATTGATCGTAGTTGTACCAGCTTTAAGCATATTGTGCATAGCGTGGTTTGGATGATTAGGAAGAGTGTCACCAGCACTCTCCTAATCTGATGGGTTAGTACACTCCCATTGTATTTAAACATAACAATTTAATCAAGGGGATGAATTGAAATGAATTTATACAGATTAGTACATCGTGAAGTTGAAACCGATTCAGTTGCCAGTTCTTATGCTAATGCTTTTGATTCAATGTTGGAAATTATGAATGACGATTATTCCGCCCTACAAAAGGCTTTAAGTAATATAGATAAACATGTTTCAGATATATATCACAACATAGAAGGATCCTCTTTCAATGTAGTTCAAGGATACTACTTTGCAAAAGAACTTAAAGATGCACTTCAAAAACGACGTGTTATTAAAGGGGAGTATTATAAATTAAAATCATTTAAATCTATAATGGAAGCTGGTATCAAAACAGCCCGAAAAAGACAGAAAAAAATATTGAAGAAGGATCGAGCACTAAGAGATTCATTGAATACCCTTATAGGCTTATCTGATGTAGCAGAGGATATATGGAAATGAAAAACACATACACTACTTATGAATTTAAAGCATATGATAGGCGAAATAATTTGTTGAAAGAAAGGTTTACATGCAATTACAAAGATCATCTTTACTCAATCATAGAGTGGATTATCAAGAAATGTCCTACCGTTGATGTGATTGAATGTATGGTATCTGAAGTCAGTGAGCTTGCTTTCTGTAAGAGTGAGTATGTCGATATCTTCACGGTGTGGAAAGCAGACGATTAAGCGGAGTTAGATTGAATAGACAGTGAGGACGGGGAGCGGCATTCCCTGTCCTTTTTCTAATTGATGATATATCGCAAGTGAAACAAAAAACAAATAGGTACAAGTATGTCAAATGAAAAAAAGTCTTACCTATTTTTATTTCATAATCTATGGTAATATCAAGATATAAAGTTACCTCTTAGGCTTGCTCGCCTATATATTAATTTTGAGGTGATGCCATTTGTATATGTCGATTTATGAATTTTCGATGGTAACAATAAACTTGTGTGCGTTGATGTTAAATTTATTTGTGGTGATCGAAAGCAAAAAATAGACCCTCCCTGAAGCTTGAGAACCTGAAGGGATAGGTCTACGTACAAAACACATCGAGCAAGTCTATGATGGACAACTTTTAAGAAACCAGGGTGTTGGCGCACCTTGGTTTTTTAATTTTATTATATTGCATGCTATACAATGTGTATATCATCTGTTATAAACAGATTATAACATATCTACGATGAAATGCATTACAAAAATATATATTTAATGTATAGTGAAATTAACAATAAAGAATGGACTAAATGAAATGCTCATTTTATTGCGATTAGAGCGGCGATAAGAAAACCCTACACATTTGTATGCATGATGGTTTAAAACGGCTCCTGCGCCCCAAATCCAGCTAAATACACCCTCTTCAGTGCAAATGTTAAGCTTAGTGGTTTTGAGTTGCTAAAACTGGTTACACAATCCACAATGTCGCAATATGCGACGGCATCCCGTTCCGTTACTCCGTCATTCTCTCACTCTGCATTTTTGCAGACTGGCCAAAACGTCTACCCAGCTTCTGACGTCGTGAAATGCGACTCCAGCTTCTACTGAACGATTCGTCCACAAAAAGCCCACTCTCCAAGTTTCTGAAAGTGGACTTTCGATAGCTTAAATTGATTTCGCAAATTCATGCGTAAAAAAGGTTATTTTAATTTTCTTTTCCAGAGCCAAGAAGTCTTGAAAAGATGATTATGTTTATAGTTTGTAAAAAATGTATCTGATCTACGCTCATATTGCCCCTTCTTGGCATTCATCAACTTATAATCTAATCTACTCCAATGAACTGTAGTCTTTACACTACTTACAGCAGCAATGACACCAGCCGCTGCTGTGACGGCCGCCGCCTTTTTAGCTGTTCTCATGCTAGTAGCCATAAGGACTCCGGCAAAAACAGCAACACTGGCACTAATCGTACTATAAGTACCTTTACTATTATTATAGCCTGACCATTGATCTCTCAAGATCCCAGCCGATGTATCATTTTTATTTGCCAATTGTTCAATAGGCGATGAAGCCTCTTCATAATTCACCACTTCGCCATTAACTTCAAGTTTTCCAATTTTCTGGTCATATTGAATCTTGTCTGTTTTTTCCCCATCATTTACAATAATCTCAACTACATCATTAACAGTTCTTTCAGAAAAAGTGTACGTAGTTCCGTTGTAATCTACAGATTCAGTTTCATAAGTCGGTTCAACATTCTGGACTACTGCGCTTGGAGCTTGACGTTCTTTTGCATCTGAAACAGGACTAAAAATTGTAACAGCAGTCAAAACAGCAACACTTGAAAGGACAATCTTTTTCATGGTAAATTAATACCTCCTTTTGTTATTCATTAACAATTCTGGAGGTTTATCCAGCTCAATTCAACCCATTATTTGTATTTTAAGGATAATTTAAACTAGGGGGTTTATAATGACTAATCTTACATTCAGACTTTTTCATTACACATCGCTAGCATTGGTTCTTTTATTTCTCATATTAGGGTTTACCTTAAACGGCGCTTTCTTTTATTGGACTCTAATTTTAGTCGGCCTTTATTATCTAATCAGAGGGATAATAACAGCTAAATCAGAACAACGAAAAAATGGCACATTTATTACAGTTTGTGGAGCAATTATAATACTTGCCGGTTTATTTACATTGATTGTGCGTTAG